GACGCCGGTTCTCTCGGCGGCATGGGCAAGCTTGAAAAGACTGAGATTGCTGCGCGGAAGCGGTAGAAAAAATGGGGCGCTGAGATTATACTCAGCGCCCCTTAATTTTATTGAGATTGAAAATGCAAACTTTCTCCACGCTCTTTGATCGCGAGTTGAATCGCATCATTGAAGAAGAAATTAACAGGTTGAAGAACCTGCTATCCCATAATACATATGAAAGGGTTGATGAGTTCCGTTATGCGATGGGCAAGATCGCAGCATACGAGAACATGTCATCTCTCATTGAGGAAGCTAAAAAATCTGCTGACCAATCGAACCGCTAACAAATATAGATAGAGGACAATATGGCGCTCATTGCTATGGATCATGTGAATGATCCGAAGGAAAAATTGCTTAATGATCTAGGTGACATCAGCAAAGTTGAAATCTTTAACAATCAATTGCTTGTCGCCGTATACATCCGCCCGGAGAAGACCAAGGGCGGCATCTACCTCACCGATAAAGCCAAAGACGAAGACAAGTACCAAAGCAAAGTCGGCCTTGTTGTTGGCATTGGGCCGTCTGCTTTCGTTGACGACTCTCAGGCTTGGTTCAAGAACGTGTCTGTCAAGGTTGGCGACTGGGTTCTCTGCCGTCCCTCTGACGGCTGGACCTTGGAGGTCAACGGTGCGTTGTGCCGTATCCTTGATGATACGGTTGTTCGCGGCAAAATTGATCGCCCGGATCGGGTTTGGTAAGGACAAACATCATGTCGGATGAAAAATCAGAGATTGAAGTACAAGTTGACGATGAAAAGCCGGTACAGCCCGAGCTTGATTTGGTCATTGAGAAGGTTGAGGACGAGAAAGTTGACTCTAAACCCGAGATTTCGACTGAGGATGCCATTGCAGACCTCAATCGCAAGCTCGACGCAGAGCGCAAGGCGCGTATTGAGGCTGAGAACCGCGCTCACGAGGCCTCTCAGGAGGTTCGTCGCGCCAATAACACCGTTGAAGACACCAATCTTCAGTTGGTGACCAACGCTATCTCGTTGGTTAAGCGCGATGCCGATATCTACAAGGCGAACTATCGCGCTGCGATGGAAAACAACGACTATGACGCTGCTGCTGAGGCTCAAGAGGGCATGTCAAACATGTCTGCTCGCCTATTGCAGCTCGAGAACGGCAAGAGCGCCCTGGAAGCCAAGCCGCGAGAGGCGATTGAGCAACCTCGGCGCGATCCGGTCGAGGCTTTTGCCAGTCAATTGTCGCCGCGCTCTGCAACCTGGGTGCGAAACAACCCCCAGTGCGTCACCGACCCGCGTATGAACCAGAAGATGATTGCCGCCCATAATTTTGCTATGGCGGACGGCTACGAAGCCGACAGCGACGACTACTTCAACTTTGTCGAGACAACGCTGGGTATGCGAAAGCGTGCCGAAGCCGCCCCGGAAGAAGAAGTTATGTCTACTGCGGCGTCTTCGACCCAGCGCCGTTCGTCTCCGCCGGCTGCGCCGGTTAGCAGGAGCAATAACACCAGCGGCACCCGTCCCAACGTCGTCAGATTGTCGGCTGCGGAACGGGAAATGGCCGACAACATGGGCATGAAGCCCGAAGAATATGCCAAAAACAAGCTCGCCCTTCAAAAGGAAGGGAAGCTCCACTAGGAGATTGAAATATGGAAAATGATAGCAAGCCGGCACCCCGTGGCCGTGGACGCCCCCGCAATACCCCGAAAATCGCTCAGGAAGAGCTTTCTATTCCTGCCCCTGTGGAAGCTGCCCCGCAGGAAGAATCGGCTCCTGTGACGCCTACGCGGCCCGCTTTGAGGACTGCCATGCGAGAAGACGACCCTCGGGCCGCTGCCGCCCGGCGTGCCAAAGAAATCATGGGCCATATCGGCGACGTTGATGCCGGTACCGATGATTTCTACTTTGACCTGAGCACCGTGCCAGCCGGCTGGACTTACGAATGGAAGCGCAAGACGGTCTATAACCAGGAAGATCCGGCCTATCAGGTGCAGCTTGCCCGCACCGGCTGGACTGCGGTTCCGGCCAGCCGTCACCCCGAAATGATGCCTGTTGGCGCTCATTATCAGACGATTGAGCGTAAAGGTCAGGTTCTGATGGAACGCCCGCAGGAAATCACCGACCAGTTCCGCCGGCTGGACGAGAAGCGAGCCAAGGATCAGGTCAGGGTTAAGGAGGACCAGCTTTCCTCGGCCCCCCAAGGGCAATTTGATCGAAACCACCCGCAGGCTCGACCGAACATCAAAAAGGGCTACGAGCCCATGCCGGTTCCGAAAGATTAATTAAAAAGGGGCTGCCCAAAAGGCGGCCCCTTTACTTTACCATTTAATTCCTGTTAATTATTAAATACCTCCCCTCGGGGGGAGGTTTCTGATCCCCGACTCCCAATCGCCCCGGTGCGCGATGAAGGGTCTCCTGTAGAAAGGAGTTCCGTCATGGCGAACACTAACGCGCCTTTCGGATTTCGGCAGTACAGTGGCACGGGTTCCGCTCCGACGTATGAGCAGGTCCCTGTCCGTATCGCTTACAATGCGACTAACATCTTCTTTGGCGATCCGGTCACCCCGACCAACGGCGGCCTTGTTGTTCAGGGCACGGCCTCTGCTGCTCAGACCGCTGGCATCTTTGTCGGTTGTCAGTACCTGTCGGTTTCGCAGAAGCGTACCGTCTGGAACAACTGGTGGCCCGGCAGCGATGTTGCCGCGACCGATTATGTGATCGGCTACATCGTCAACGACCCGAACGCCAAGTTCCTGGCTCAGGTTGGCACGACCGGTCTGGTCGTTGCCGATGTGAACGCGAACATCGACTACGCGATTGGCACGGGCAATACCATGAGCGGTATCTCCGGCGCTTTTCTTGACCAGAGCACTCTCAACACCACCAGCACCTTGCCTTTCCGCGTTGTCAGTCTCGTGACTGAACCGCCGGGCGCTCCGGGCACTGCCGCTGGTGCGTACAATTACGCAATCGTTTCCTTCAACAATGTGAGCACTAAAGCGCTCACATCCGTTGGTTAAGAAGGGGTAGGGAATCATGGCTGTTAATCTTTCTGCCATTAAGGACCTTCTCCTCCCCGGTCTCCGGGGCGTTGAAGGCAAGTACGAGATGATCCCGTCGCAGTACGACAAGATCTTCACGAAGCACGACTCGAAGATGGCCCTCGAGCGCACCGCCGAAATGCGGTACCTCGGTCTCGCGCAGTTGAAGACTGAAGGCGGCCAGACCGCTTTCGACAACGGCGCTGGCGAGCGGTTCATCTACAACCAGGAGCACACGGAAATCGGCCTCGGGTACGCTATCACCCGCAAGGCGATTGACGACAACCTGTACAAGACTCAGTTCGCTCCCTCGAACCTCGGCCTGATGGAATCTTTCGCTCAGACCAAGGAAATCTACGGCGCGAACGTGCTGAACACGGCGACGACCTACAATTCTTCCGTTGGCGGCGATGGTGTGGCTCTTTGCTCCACTGCTCACCCGATTGACGGCGGCACTGTTTCGAACACGCCGGCTATCCAGGCTGACTTGAACGAAGCGACTCTCCTCAACGGCATGATCCAGGTTCGTACGAACTTCAAAGATCAGGCTGGTTTGAAGGTGTTTGCTCGTGCGCGTAAGCTGGTTGTTCCGCCGCAGCTTGAGCCGGTTGCGATCCGTTTGACGAAGACGGAACTGCGCCCAGGTACGGCAGACAACGACGTCAACGCAATCATGATGACCTCGGGTGGCTTGCCTGAGTCGTACATGACCAACGACTTCTTGACCTCGCCTTATGCTTGGTTCCTGCTCACGAACATTGACGGTCTCTCGTACATGGAGCGCGTTAAGTTCGAGACGGACATGCAGGTCGATTTCGTCACGGACAACTTGCTGGTTAAGGGCTACGAACGGTACTCCTTCGGGTACTACAACTGGCGTTCGATCTTCGGGTCGTTCCCCACTTCTTAAGGAGCTAAAAATGGGTATTACTCATCTCAGCGGCCTTGAGGTTGCGGGCGTCCCCACGATGGGGATGTCCGGTATTCCGATCACCAACGGCAGTGTCTTTTTCGTTGACGCCGTCAACGGAAATGATTCGAACACTGGCGCTGCTGATAGTCCGCTTCAGACGATCTACGGTGCTTACGCACAGATGACCGATGGCGCTAACGACGTTGCCGTGATTGTTGGCGATGGCAGCACTGCGGCTACGCAGCGTTTGTCTCTCGCCAATGCTCAGGCGATTGATCCGACTGCGACCACTGGTACTTTGACGTGGGCTAAAGACGCTTGCCACATCATTGGCATGACTGCTCCGACTGTGGTTAATCCTCGCGCTCGTTTTGCTCCGCCGACTGGCGTCTACACCCAGGCGACGTTCAATTCGGGCAACTTCATCGTGGTGACTGCTTCGGGTTGCATCTTCTCTAACATCTCTGTCTTCAACGGCTTCTCGACTGGCGGTGCCAATCAGATCGCGTGGACGGATAGCGGTGGTCGCAATTACTACAACAACGTGAGCTTTGGTGGTGCGGGTGA